AACGTATCAGTAAAATTGTAACTGAAAAAATATTCGCTACTGATGTGTGTTATAATATGGTTAAGTCAATTTATAACAGCAATCCAGGTAAATTTAAACTGATGATGCTGAATAAGGAATTAGTTAAATACATTACTAAATAATTGATGTTGAGGCTTAGCCAGCCTGGGCGAGCGAAAGCTCGCCCTTTTTTTATATTTATATTAATAAAGCTTGGAAGCCCAGAGATTTTTCCATATTTTTTATATACACTAATAAATAAATTAGTTACTTATGAGTACTGATAAGAGAGAAGTAGGAGTAGTAAGGTTATTGACGTTGAGTGACTGTGATTATTGCATGTGGTTAAAGAGTGAATTAGACGAGAACGGAATAACCTATATCAATATTGATGCTGATCAACATCCTGATTTAGCTGATGATGTAGAAAATAGATATAGAACAGATACATACCCAATTGTATTCATTGATTTAGGTGTTAAAATGATTACTATCGTCCCAGAAACAGAGTTGGAGACATCAGATACTTTACGTACATTTGATACAATACCTCAATTAGTAGGTATTATAAAACAATATATATGAGATATAAACAACCAGTAGAGAATAAATTAGATCAACTTGAAAATATGCTTAACGGTTTTGGAGCACAATTTTCAAATCCTAATTTCACTATCAATATTGCTAAGGAAATGCTTAGCCAATTAAAAGATAAAGTTGAAGAAATTCGTACATTAATTAATGCCGAACAATAAAAATTTATGATATCACCAGAAATGATCCAATCTAATTGGACTAAGTTTTTGAATAATATTGACACCTATATCTCAGGTGAACGAGGACAGAAACTTAAAGACTTCTACCTCAAACATGAAGAACGCTTCGTAATGATGCCTGCGTCTCATAAACCACAATATCATAACTGCTTTCCAGGTGGTTATGTTGATCATGTAAACCGAGTTGTAGACGCTGCTTTACAGTTAGACGCTGTATGGCGTAACTTTGGAATGGTAGATACTTATACAACTGAGGAACTCGTATTCTCAGCTATTAATCATGACTTAGGAAAATTTGGTGATGAACAAAACGCCTCATACATTGAACAAACAGATCAATGGAGACGAGACAAACTAAACGAAACTTATATGTTTAATGATCGTTTAGAATATATGACCGTTCCAGATCGTGGTTTGTATTTGTTAATGAGTAATGGTATTGAATATACTAAAAATGAATTTCTAGCTATTAGAAATCATGATGGTTTATATGAGGAATCAAATAAAGCTTACTTAATGGGCTTTACACCAGAGACAAAACCAAGGACTTCTATTATGTATGTTGTTCATCAAGCTGATTTATTAGCTGCTAGAATTGAATTTGAAGTTGAGTGGTTACCAAAGTTACTTGGTGAAAAAAAACAAGTTGAAAAACCTAAAACCAACAATTTTAGTTTAAATAAAAATACATCGGCTACTAAACAGAAAGCCCTTAAAAAAATGGCTAATCCGGCTTTAGCTGAATTAATGAAAAATATATGACACTAGGAATTATTTCAATTGCACTTTGGATATTTACAATATTCGGATATATCATTTGGAACTTAAATCAAAAAGTAATCAAATTAGAACAGATTGCTACTAAACAAAAAGTTATTATTGATAGTATATCTGCTATTGTTGATGAATCAAATAAACAACTTAATCAAGTTGATTTAACAGAAGCATTTAAATCAGATGATCAGATTGGTTTCTTCTTCCGTAATTTACAAAATATTCAAGACTCATTAAACCATTATTTAAGAAATTAAAATGAGTGAAGAAGTATTATTAACTAAGAAGGGGACTGTACGTAAACGCAAACCAAAACAATCAATAAATTATTTCACTCAGGAAACTGAAGATGCTATTATTGAGTATTTGAAGTTAAGAAGTCCTAAAAAACGAAATAAAATTTTCAATGAAAAGATTAACTATGCATTTCATAAGTTAACTGAAAATATCATTCATACATTTAAATTTTATTATACAGAAGTAGATACAATACCTGAATTACAACATGAGGTTGTAGCGTTTTTATTAGAGAAATTACATTTATATGATCAAAGTAAAGGAAAAGCTTATTCTTATTTCGGTACTATTGCTAAACGCTATCTTATTTTATACAATAATGCGAATTATAAGAAACTAAAAGATAAAGCGCCTGTTGACGCTGTTGATGAAGATAAGACAATATTAACTGATTTAGTAAAAACTAGTGAAACATTTCATGATTTAGAACCTATATCATTCATGAAACAATTTACTAAGTATGTTGATCATAATATGTTTATTTTATTTCCTAAACAACGTGACGCTCAAATAGCAGACGCTATAGTTGAGTTATTTAGAAAAAGTGAAAATTTAGATATTTTTAATAAGAAGGCATTATACATTTATATAAAAGAAATGACTGACGCTTCTACTCCTCAGATTACTAAGATCATTAAGCGTTTAAAAGTTATATATGTTCGTAAGTATAATGAGTTTTATGAACATGGACGCATTACAATGGCGTTATAACTCTTTTCACCTTCCATATTTATATAAAACATAATATGGATTTTAATCAAGTTATATTTAAAGACAAAACCTTTTCAAGCTTACTTGAAGATATATACAAGAACGCTAACCGTAAAGAAAAGGAAATTAAATCATTAATCGACCAGCTCAAACCAATGATTCAAGAGCCGGGCGATGCAATGATGCTTGTTCCATTACTTAAAGAGTATATGGAAATAGCTGTTAAGAATGATGAAGCCTTAATTAAAATGGCAGGTATTGTTCAACGTGCTATGGGTAATACTCCTAGTGATGGTGATGGAGGTATATTAAGTGAGCGTGATAAAGAATTATTGTTCCAAGAAATTAGCGGTGTTAAAATTGAAGAACCTAAACAATTAGAAAATAAATAATGGGAACAGGTGTTACTATAAAAACTGGTGGTGGAGGAGGAAAACGTAGATCCTCAAGCGCTTCATCTACAGTTGGTAACTCATACTATACTAAAAATCAAAATACTTATAAGTATGGTATTGTGACTGAGATAAACGGAACTGATAAAAATATAGCTTATACACCATTAGAAGATAGAACAAAAACAGCTGGTGGAAAAAAAGGTGTAGCCTATCCTTTTTATGGTAAAAATCAAAATGTACCTGAAATTGGTAGTATTGTTCCTTTAGTTAGTGGTCCTTCTTTGCAAGAGGATTTTAGTAATGATCTTTCAAGTCAATATAATAGAACAACATATTATTTAGATCCTGTTAATTTCCAAGGTACTGTTAACGCTAATGTTAGTGTGTTTGATAATTCAAATGAAAATACAGATAATTATCAAAATAATGATTTAGGATTTGGCCCTAATGGTAAAAAACCTTCAAGAAAAATTTCATATACAGAAGCAGGATACGCTACAGCTTACCCAGAACTTCCATTCACTGATCCTCCACCTCCTCCAGATGAATTATCTTATAAAGCAGCAGTTGCTTATTTAAAAACTAAATATGGTGATGATTTAGGTAAAGCTGTATTCGCTGTTTTAATAGCTGAAGCAGCTAAAAATAAAGAAAGAACAGCATTTAGATCAGCAGGAGGACATAACTACGCTGGTGTGCAGACAGATAATGCTAGATGGGGTGCCCCAGGTATAGTAGGTCAATATAGTCGTGTTGATAGTGGTAATGTAAGAAGATCTTTTGCTATATTTGAAAATGATCAAACATTTTTAGATTTCACAGCTAATAGACTACAAGCGAAAGGATTCAGTGGAGTTAATGGTGATATTTGGACAACAATTTATATAAACAAATGGTGGAGTCCAGCTGCTAAAGCTAGCTATACAAAAGGAACTGAAACATATAATAATAAATTAGCCATATTTAACACAGCATCATCTAAATTTGATCAATTCTCAGTTTAATTATTATGTCTAATCAAAAACAATATAAACGAGACTCAAAACCAGGTGATTATCAGATCACAGGTGAGAATTCTAATGGTATTAATATATCTAAAGATGGTAATACTTATCTTTTCACTGGTAATAATGAGGAACAATTACAAGGATTAAGAGATGGTACTTTATCAACTGACAATAATTTACTACAAATAAATGATCCTAATAATGCTTCCTCATTTATTGGAATGTATAAAATTGGAGGATCAAATATTAATTTAGGTAATCCAAATCAACAATCTTTAAACATAACTACTAAACCACAGAATAATCAAAATGTAGTAACACCTATACCAACACCTATGTCTGATTGTGATGATTTTGTTGATGCTGTATTAGTTGGAGGATTAGATAATAGAGTTGGTGATTATAATATTCAAAAACAACGAGATTTATTTAAAGAAGGATTTGGAAAAAATAAAAAAGTAGAAATATTCCGTTTTAATAATGGAAAAGATGCTATTAAATTTATAACAATACACCCTAAAACAGCTGTAATAATGTTTAGTGCTGGGTGTAAATATGCTGAAGATATATCTAAAATACCAGGTATAAATAAAGAAAAAATATATATAGTTGAGCCGTATGGAGCATCAGAAAAAATTAAAAATATAGTTCAAACAGCTGTTAATAACGGTGTTCCTCGCTTTAATGTTTTTGCTGGTAGTTCTATAGCAACAGGAAAAGATATTATCAATAATCCCTCTTTAACAAACCCAGATAAAAAATCAAATATTTCTCATTGGGATGCTCTTAAAATAGTTGGTAAAATAATGGATGAAAAAATAAAATGTAATAAATTACCTGCTAATGAACCAACTCCAACTCCAACCCCTACACCAACCCCCACACCAACAGTAATTGATACTAATGTATATGAAGATATTCAAGAAGCTAATTTTACAGATCTACCTGAAGATGAAGGATTTCAATTATTAGTTAATACTGAATTAGAAAAATATGAAACTGCTAATGAAGATGAAGCTAATAAACCTGCTCTCCCAACTAATGAAACTACAGCTCAAGTACTAATCAAAACAAAAGGCGGCTCAGGTAATGGAAATGAAATTCCAACTATATTAGGTTCTCAATTAAATATAATACCAGGTAAAGTAGGAGCAAGTGCATATCCTGGTCCTAAAGATTTTGTAGATGCTGGTTATAAAAATGCTTATATACCTTTTAATGCTTTAATTGGTGTAGCTAAAGGAGGAAGAGATAAATATACATATAATGGTACTAAAGGATGGCATTTATTACATCCAGAAGTAGCTCGTCAATATTTAGCTTTTAAAAATTTTGCTGACTCTCAAAATATCAAATTTACTCTATCATCAGCTTATAGAGATTATGCGCATCAAGTGAGCTTAGGCTCAGGTAGTACAGTTGCTAAACCAGGCTCATCTCCTCATGGGTGGGGAGGAGCTATAGATATCTCAGAATTATATAGATCAGTTTCAGGAAAGAAAGGAAGCCCAGCTAATAACGCAGTCGCTAGAAATACTTCTTTATATAAATGGTTCGCTGCTAATGCTCCTAAATTTGGTTTTTATAATCCATATAGATTAGCTGATGGATCTGGAGTTGATGAGGTATGGCATTGGGAATATTGGGGATTCTATGTAAAATAATAAAATATATTAAACTTTGGTAGACGCACAACAATATACAGGAGAACAAATTCAATTATCATCAGGACGACTTATATTTAATTCTCGCTCTGATAGTATTTTCATCAGTTCAAGACAATATATCAACTTATCAGCAGGAGAAAAAGTAACTATTGATGTTGGTGTTGAAGATAGTGATAATGAAATTAATATGTTTTTAGTTAATGCTCCTAGAATACAGTTTGGATTAGATATAAATGGCAAACCTGAACCAATAACCAAAGCAGATGAGTTAGAAAATATCTTAAATCAGTTAATGGATGCCATTTCACTTTATAGTGATATGGTTCAATCAGCTGCTATTGTACCTGGCCCACTTATGGCTGCTATGTTAGCACCAGCAACAGCTATGTTAAAAAGTAAATTATCAATAGTAAGACTTAATATGTCTAATTTTAAATCAACTAAATCATTTACAATATAATGGCTAGTTCTTTACTCAATAAAAATAAAAATCAAGTAGATAACGCTGCTCAACAACAAAAACAAAAAGTTGATGATCTCCAACAAAATATAGAGAATCAAACTAGTGATCCTACAGCTGCTAAAGGAGCTATTGTTGGTGCTATAGTGGTATTATTAAATAAATTTATTAATGTTGAAAAAGTAGCCAACTCTATAATTAGTAGATTAATTAAAAGAACAAAAAGAAGTTTAAATAATAAAGGACGTGTTGATGTTAAAAATGGAGTAGTTGTTATTTTCTATCCTAAATTTACTGGTGATTATTCTTCATATAAAAGAGAATTTGAACGAAAAAAACAAAATTTACGATCACTTGTTAAAACACTTAAAACTATTATTGATAGTTTACTTGTCACTCTTAAAGTAATTAGAGCTGCCTTAGCTGTCCTTCAGATACAATTAAAACTAAAAAAGAAAAAATTACTAGTGACTGCTGCTGCTTCAGGTCCTGATTTAGCTAGTCCATCACCATCTAAACCAATAGCAGCTCAATATCCTATTCAAAAAGAATTAGATGATCAATTATTTAAAGATTTAGAGGATAAAATTAATAATTACATTTTGTTAATAACATTAGTTCAATCTGTATTAAAAATAATTCAAAAAACATTAGCGTCATTAAAAATCAAAGTAGAACAATTAAGTTTTAATATAAATGTTGATCCTAATTTCTCACCAACAACAATTCCTACTGATGATGAAGAACAAAATAATAGTGACTCAACTGAATATAGTGATGGAAAACGAAAATACTTAATCAAGATTGAAACAACACCATCAGGCGCTTTACAAGCAATTGCTTATGACGCGTTTAGTAAATTAAAAATAACTCAAACAGCTCCTAGTAAAACACGCAAAGCTGATGAATTAATTGAAGAACTTAAACAAATATTAGGATAATAAAATATTTATAGACATGAAAGCTGATACATTTATTAAATTATTACGCAAGGTTATACGCGAAGAAGTACAAGCTGTTGTTAGGGAAGAGCTAGGACTTTTGCTTGAGACGCCAGCCTCTAAGCCAGTTGTGGCAGAGACCAAGAAAACAACTGTAAAAAATTCCATGGTCGAATCTATAAGACCTGCCAAACCTACACAGCCATCTAAGCCTATGACTTTTACTAATAATAATATATTAAATGATATATTAAATGAAACAAGACAAACTAGTGAATGGCAATCATTAGGTAATATGGATTCATCAATGGCTCAAGGTTTTAATGGACCAATGATGAATGAAGTTCAAGTAGTAAATAGTGTTGATCAAATGCTAGCTAACACTAGACCAGCAGGAGATATCAACGCTGTTAGAATTGACACAGTTCCTGATTTTAGTGCGTTAATGAGTAAAATGAAACAAGAAGGACAAATTTAATGTTAAAAAGACCAACATATAAACTTAATCCACAAGATGTAGGACAACCTAAAGGTATAGGTATTAATGTTCTTTTTAATAATGGAACTAATGTTTTTAATCAAACATACACAACTAAAGAACAAGTTAAATCTAATCTAATAAACTATATACTAACAGATAAAGGTGAGAGATTTTTTGATCCATTATTTGGTGGAAATTTAAGAGCATCTTTATTTGAACCAGATACAACATTTGATACTGTAGCTGCTAGGTTAGAACAAGAAATATTAGCTTATGTACCTAATATTCTTATTAGAGATATAATAATCAGAAGACTATCAGATCAAAATGTGGTGAATATAGTGTTAGAATATTCTATCAATAATCAAAATGACAATTTAGTTTTAAATGTATCAACAACCGATTTAAGTAAATAATAATGGCAAACGTACCAGACATAAAATATTACGATAAAGATTTTAGTACCTTAAAACAGGACTTAATTAATTATGCTAGAACATACTTTCAAAATAGCTATATGGACTTTAGTCCTTCAGCTCCAGGTAATATGTTTATGGAAATGGCAGCGTACGTCGGGGATATTCTGTCGTTTTATACTGACACTCAACTCCAAGAAACATTACTTTTATACGCTCAGGAGAGGAAAAATATCATTGCGTTAGCTTATGCTTTAGGGTATAGGCCTAAAATAACAACAGCGTCCTCTGTATTATTAGATGTTTATCAATTAATACCAAGTGATGGTGCTCCTAATTACTTACCTGATTTTAGATATACTGTTAGAATAAATAAAAATTCATCCATTAAATCAACATCTAATCCTAATATAACATTTTTAACTCAAGATAGTGTTGACTTTAAATTTTCATCTTCATTTGATCCAACAGAAATAACAGTATATTCTTATTTTACAAGTACTACTAATCCACAATATTATTTACTTAAAAAACAAGTAGAAGCAATATCTGGACAAATAAAAACAACTACTTTTACTTTTGGTAATCCTGAACAATTTCCTACTGTTACCATTAATGATCAAAATATTATTGAGGTATTACAAATAAATGATAGTGAAAATCATACATGGTATGAGGTACCTTATTTAGCTCAAGATACAGTATTTGATGAATCTCTTAACCTACCAGTAAACGAACCTAATTATTATAATGATGATGATAGCGCTCGTTTCTTATTACGTACTAAAAAAGTAGATAGACGTTTTGTCACTCGTTTTGATGATGATAATAATTTAATACTTGAATTTGGTAGTGGTGTTACTTCATCCCCAGATGAAGTTATTATTCCAAATCCTGATAATGTTGGTATAGGGCTAGTTGATGGTATAAGTAAATTAGATATGGCTTATGATCCATCTAATTTTATGTACACTAACCAATATGGAGTCGCTCCTGCTAATACTACTTTAACAGTTCAATATCTAGTGGGAGGAGGTATAACATCTAATTTACCAACTGATGATATTAATTTAAATAATATTATTAATTATAATATTGATACTTATAATTTAAATCCTTCCACAGTAACAACTGTTGAAAATTCAATCAGATTTAACAATCCAGAACCATCATCAGGTGGCGGCCCAGGTGAAACAACAGAAGAAATTCGTTTACAAGCATTAGCTAATTTTCCAACTCAAAATAGAAATGTAACTAAAGCTGACTATTTAATTCGTACTTTATCTATGCCAGCTAAATTTGGTTATATAGCTAAAGCTTATGTGACTCAAGATTATTTAGTGGCTAATGATATTGATAAACAAAATTTCTTAAATAATAACCCATTAGCACTTTCAGTTTATATTTTATCAAATAATATTGATGGTAAAATAACTAGAGCATCTAATGTTGTAAAACAAAACTTAAAAACATACTTATCATATAATAAAATGATGAGTGATGCCATCATAATTAAAGATGCTTACTATACTAATATAAAAGTTAATTTTGACATCTCAATACTACCAGCATATAACTCACAAGATGTATTAACTGGTTGTATCAATATTCTAAAAGATTATTTCGCTATATCTAAATGGCAAATTAATCAACCAATTATTTATTCAGACATTTATAATTTAATTGGTTCAGTTAAGGGTGTTCAATCAGTAATTAAAGTAGATATTGAAAACTTAGCTGGTGGTAATTACTCACCTTACTCATATGATATTAAAGCAGCAACTAAACAAGGTGTTGTTTATCCTTCATTAGATCCAATGATTTTTGAAGTGAGATATCCAGACAGTGATATTTATGGCCGCGTTGTAACTTATTAAAATTTGAACTATGGATTTAAATAAATTAAAAGGACATATTCCTGATTCAGTGATTACCCAAATTCCAGAAGTAATGACTAAGTTTAAAATTGATACAGCTGTTAAGTTGTCTCACTTTTTAG